GAAGGGCCAGAAGGGTGACCCCGGAAGTGGTAAGCCGGTAACTCTTGTCACGGACAGGTCCGGATATCCCGGTTACTATGAGCTGCAGCTGGAGGATACTCCGGACGCCACGAAGCTCAAGTGGTTCTCCTCACCGAACTTCTCACCGGCGTATGTCACCGGTCCGCGCGATACGGGCAACAGGCGCCTCTGGGCCGTCTTCAGTCTCACCGAGGTAACCGTTATCGGCGGCACGAACGGCGGAGAGATCCAGGTTGAACGAGGATGGAACTGGTTCGGGAAGCTTCCGAATAACATCACTGTGTATGAGAACGCCTACGCGCCTCTGCTGGACAACAACTGGAAGATCTGCGGATACACCACTATTCGTGCTGCGGACTCCAGCGTTCGTGTCTACTCGGAGGCCGAGGGCGGAGTGTACATGACCGCCTGCACTGCACCGAGGAAGACCTGAGTATGGACGGAGCATCCCTGGAGTGGCACGGAGACTTCCAGGACACTAAGAACTGGTTCAAGAGGCTCGATGCTTCGGGGATGAGGTCCGTTCTTCAGGGCTGCGGACAGATGGGAGTTAACGCTCTCTCCTCTGCAACCCCTACTCGAACGGGAGCGACTGCTGCCTCGTGGAGCTTCGAGGTCAGAACTTCACGAGGCAGCGTCTCTCTTGTCTGGAAGAACAGCAACCGTCAAAATGGTGTTCCTATTGCCATCATCCTCCAGTACGGGCACGGCACCGGCACTGGAGGATACGTGCAAGGGAGAGACTATATCAATCCGGCGATGCGTCCGGTCTTCGATGAGATTGAGAACCGCGTCAGCAGACTACTGAGGTCGTGATCATGGCTACAATCGACGAGCGCGTCGTAAGTATCAAGTTCAACAACGGACAGTTCATGTCCGGAATCAAGGAGTCTCTTGCCGGAATTCGGTCACTGGACAAGGGACTGCAGCTTGACAACGCGACATCGGGTATAGCCAAGGTTGCTGATGCAGCAAGGAACCTGACCTTCGGAGACGCAGTCCGCGGGGCTGCGAATGTCGTTGACAAGATGGGCCTCATGGAGGTCGCCGGCGTAGCGTCTCTGGCTGGAATCGGCGTGAAGGCCGCCTCGGTCGGCGCCGATCTGGTTAAGAGTCTTACCATCACGCCGGCTCTCGAGGGCTTCAGCGAGTACGAGCTTCAGCTCAACTCCGTTCAGACGATCCTGGCTAATACGGCGTCCAAGGGCGAGACCATCGAGACTGTAAATGCAGCGCTCGATGAGCTCAACACCTACGCCGACCAGACCATCTACAACTTCTCGGAGATGACGCGGAACATCGGGACGTTCACCGCTGCCGGTGTCGGTCTCAAGGAGTCTGTCTCCGCTATCAAGGGTCTGTCGAACCTGGCGGCGGCATCGGGCTCCAGCTCGCAGCAGGCATCGACGGCCATGTACCAGCTGTCACAGGCCATCGCCGCCGGCACTGTGCGGCTGATGGACTGGAACTCCGTGCAGAACGCCGGTATGGGCGGCGAGCAGATGCAGGAGGCGCTCAAGAGAACTGCTCGTGTTCACGGTGAGGCGGTCGATGCCGCCATCGAGAAGCAGGGGTCTTTCCGTGAGTCTCTCCAGGAGGGCTGGCTCACATCCGAGGTCATGCTCGAGACGCTGACCCTGATGACTGGAGATCTTGACGAGGCGACTATCCGATCTATGGGTTATACCGAGGAGCAGACCCAGGAGATCATGCAGTTCGCAAGCACTGCTCTCGACGCAGCCACCAAGATCAAGACGTTCTCACAGCTGGTCGACACAGTGCGTGAGGAGCTTGGCTCTGGATGGGCGACTACATGGCGACTCATCGTCGGTGACTTCGAGGAGGCCAAAGCCCTTTGGTCTGGTATCGGCAAGTTCATTACGGACATTCTATCTGGTATTGCCAGCTCTCGGAATAACCTCCTGCTCGGATGGAAGGATCTTGGCGGTCGCGTCGAGCTTCTTCGTGCTTTGTACAATATATTCCGCCTGCTGTGGGACCCGATTGCTGCTGTAGGCTATGCGTTTACGGATGTATTCACCGGACCCACCGCGCAAGGGCTCTACAACGTCACAAAAGCCGTGGCCGACTTCACGGAGCATCTCCGAATGTCGGAGACGGCATGCGATAACGTGTTTCGTATTGCCAAGGGCGGATGGGCAGTCCTGCACATTCTATGGAGCGTGTTCTCGGATGTAGCACAGGTTGTAGGATTCCTGTTTGTCACGGCCTTTGAGCGAGCCACCGATGTTATCAAGTGGTTCATGCTCGGAATCGGAAACGGCACAGGCGCGATCAGCGACCTGATCGTCAAGTTCGATCTGTGGTACAACAGCCTTGATCTTGGCGGAAAGGCAGTACATGCCCTGGGCCACGCATTTGATAATCTCCGTGAAGTGGTTATCTTCATGCGAAATCTCATCGGCTCGTTCGCCTCTGGTATATACTACACGCTCTATGTACCAGTGGTTATGCTCAGAGGGGCATTCGAGAGACTCGGCAAGGCCATCAAGGGAGTATTCTCCAAGTCTCTCCATGCAGTGACTGATCCGCTCAAGGCCCTGGTCGAGCAGTCGCAGACCGCGAAGGCTGTTATCGGGGCTCTCGGCTCCTTCTTCGGACTGTTCTCCGGATCCGCTGAGGGTATGGGATCTGCCCTGGAGAAGGTTCAGGAGTTCTTCGACTCACTTCCTGATAAGGCCGAGGCCTTCGGAGAGAAGATTGCGAACAAACTTGTTCCGGGTGTAGACGCCTTTACCGAGAAGGTCTTGAAGGCGTCGGACAAGGTCAACGAGTTCGGCGACAAGCTCGCCGAGAAGATCTCTAACCACATGCCCGCGGTTGTGGGCTGGTTCTCCGAGGCCAAGACGAGCGTCCATGATCTCGGCACAGAGATGATGGAGACCCAGGGCGTGTCCAGCAAGTGGGAGCTGCTGAAGAGCTTCAAGCTCCCCAGCTTCAGCTTCGATCTGCCCAAGTTCGACTTCGGCACGATGGGGGCGGAGATCAAGGCGGCATTCGCGTCCTTCAAGGACATGGATACGTCCAATCTCACGGCGTTCTTCCAGGACCTCGGTGGCAGGCTCAAGACCTTCGTCGATCACATCAAGGCCGCTATCGGTCCGATCGGCGAGTTCTGGACTGCGCTCGATCTCGGGGGGCGAGTGTCTCGGGGATGGGAGAACTTCAAGAACGCCTATGGTGGTATCCCGGAACTCGTCGTCAAGGGCCTCAAGGCTATTGGCGGAGCACTGGTCACCGTCATCAAGGGGTTCGCGGAGTTCTCGAATGCGGTCAAGGAGGGCTGGGCCTCTCTCAAGGAGAACTTCCAGTTCGACTTCACCGAGCAGAAGATCCGCAGCCTTGGCACGCTTCTTGCCGGTGGCGGTATCGTCGCGGGCATCCTGATGATCAAGAAGAGGGCGCAGGAGATGGCGCCCATGCTCGACGTCATCAAGGAGCAGATCGAGAAGTTCGGAAATGTCTTCTCGTCACTGTCACAGAACCTCGAGGCTCATGCCAAGAAGACGATCGCCGAGTCGGTGCTCATCTACGCCGCCTCGCTTCTCGTCCTTGTCGCTGCCATGTGGATCCTGGCTCAGATTCCCGCCGACAAGCTGCTGGTAACAACAGTGGCTCTTGCCGCGGTATTCGCCATGATCACTTCCGCCACGAAGAGTATGGGTGAGAATCTCAAGGACACGAAGGACTACCTGGTCGGAGCCGCGTCGCTCGTCCTGGTGAGCTTCGCACTGAGTACCGCAGCAGGCGCGCTTGCCAAGCTCGGAGACCTGTCCTGGGGCGACATCATCAAGGGTACTGCCGCGTTGTTCGCCGTAATGCGAATGACCACGACGATGTTCGGGGAGCTGTCGAAGCAGAAGGGCGAGGTCACAGTCGGTCTCGGGACGATGATCGGGATCTCGGTCGGTCTGTCGCTTATCTCCATCGCAGTTCGCATCCTCGGGTCGATGCCGACGAAGGTACTCATTCAGGGCCTGTTCGCGATGGGCGTCATCATGACCCTCATCACGATGTACGCACTGATGGGCGCCCGGAATGTTACTCCGTCCTCCGCGCTGCTCTTCCTGTCAGTCGCGATGTCGCTCAGACTCGTTGCCAAGACGATTGCGGACTTCGCCAGTATGTCCTGGGGCGAGTATCTGTCCGGAGTCCTCAAAATGGCGATAGTTCTCGCACTGCTGGTGGCGGCTCTGCTCCCGTTCAACAACTATGTCAATATCGGAGCGGCGCAGACCCTGATCGCGCTCGTCGCCTCGGTCGCGGTTGCTGCTGGTATCATCGCCATGTTCGCAGCTATGAGCTGGGGGACCTATCTCGAGGGCGCTATCAAGATGGCCGCCACCCTGGCCATCCTCATCGCCGCTGCGAAGTCGGCGGAGGGGGACATAGAGGGTGCGGCTTCGATATTCCTTCTCGCCGCGGCAATGCGAATGCTGATCGGACCGATCGAGCGACTTGCCGCGATCCCGGTAAAGGCGCTCGGTGTTGCTCTCGCTGCGATGGGGATCGCTCTCTGGATTCTCATCAAAGCAGCAGCGGCTGCTCAGAACTACGCCGTTGGGCTGTGGACCCTTGGTGGAGCCATGGCGCTTATCGGCGCATCTGCGGCTCTGGCCGGTCTTGGTATGACTTTGTTCGCCGGCGGTCTTGGTACGCTTGCCGCCTCCGGGGGTGCGGGTATCGCGGTCCTGGCAAAGCTCATCGAACTCATACCGGTACTGGGAACGGCGCTTGCTCAAGCGGTTATCAACATCCTGGCAGTACTCGCCGAGAACGGTGATATCATTCGAAATGCTCTTGCGGCACTTCTTATCGCAGCTCTCGGGGCCATCTACGATGCGCTTCCTCAGGCTACGCAGACACTGGTCGCGCTGATCGATGCTCTCTGTACGGTTCTGGTCCTGTCGATCCCGAGGATGACCGGCGCTTTCCTGGACATCCTCATCGCCTGCATGCAGACGATCACGGATCACACGCCCGAGCTTGCCCAGAAGGCGTCGGACATGATCATCGCGTTCCTCAAGGCCATTGAGGACCACGCACCGGATGTCATTGCGCAGGCCACCAGCACCATGCAGACCCTCGCACAGGCGTTCACGGACAATCTGCCCACGATGATCCAGACGGCATTCGACGTGGCTATCTCCTTCCTCAACGGGTTCGCGGACGCCATCCGCAACAACTCCCAGACGGTCGGAGATGCTGTCGGTAACGTAGTCGATGCTCTGGTCGTCGGCTTCGGGCGTTTCGCCTCCGGGTTTGGGTCACGTGTTGGTCCGACGGTCCGAAGCATGGGTCGAGCGATCATCAACGGTCTCAAGGCCGGGGCACGAGCTGCGGCCCAGGGCCTGGTGAACACGGTCAAGAGTGTCTGCAGGAACGCCATCGAGGCGGCTAAGCGACTCCTCGGAATCGCGTCTCCGTCGAAGGTGTTCCGTGAGATCGGTGACTACACGATTCAGGGATTCGCAGTCGGCATTGCTCGGAACCAGAACGCCATTCGTGCTACTGCCAACTCCGCGCAGGCCGTGAGCGACACCTTCACCAAGGGACTCACGCTCAAGGATGCCATCAACGACCAGTTGTCGGATCTTGAGGACCCGACCATTCGACCGGTTGTCGACCTGTCCGAGGTCGATAACGCGTCGAAGGCGATCTCAGACCTGGGGACCTCTGTTCCGACATCGCTCGGCATGGCCAATGCAGTCGCAGCGAAGCTCGCGGCGAACCAGGAACCGGCGAAGCCTCAAAATGATGACAAATCTCCTAGAGGGGATGTCATCTTCAACCAGTACAACACCTCGCCGAAGGCACTGTCCGAGGCGGAGATCTACCGTCAGACGAGGAGTCAGCTGGTCGGTCTTCGAGAGGAGATATTCAAGCTGTGATACGATCTATCGAGCTTATTCCCGCGGACCGAGAGGGTCTGTTTCTGGAGCTCGACAAGCCAGAGGATACTGGAATTGTCGTTAAGTCTGTCGACGGACTCGGTCCCGCGAAGGCTACGATCAATACCACGGCACTGTCTCTGACGGACTCGGCGATGTTCAACGGCAGCAGGGGGGGTATGAGAACCATCACGCTCACCCTGCTGCCTCTCGCTGTTCCTACGGTTGAACACGCCCGTCATCGCATCTACAACCTCCTGCCGATCAAGCAGCCGGTTACGATCGTGGTCAGGACCGATACGCGAACCGTCAAGACCCTCGGGTACGTGGAGTCCAGCGAGCCCGACATCTTCTCCAATGAAGAGGCGGTCAAGGTGACGCTGATCTGTCCCGACGGCTACTGGTCGGACGGTGCCGCCGACACTCAGAACTACCTCCCCTTCGTCCAGGAGCACGCGGCGTTCGAGTTCGACTGGGAGGACACCCCGCTCGAGTCGAGTCCTACGCTCATATTCTCGAAGACTGTCGGGCTGCCCTCCGTCATCCTGGAGAATGGCGGAGACGTTCCTGCGGGGTTCACCATCATGATCGACATTCTCAAAGACAATGCCACCCCGATCAGCATCTATGACGATATCCGCGGACAGCGCCTGACGCTCACCACCAAGTGGCACCCCGATGCCGCAACGTCGCAGCCGGCCAAGGCGGGCGATCGATTCTACATCAACACTCGTGTCGGACACAAGAGCGTTACTCGCATCCGGAACGGCAAGTCCGAGAAGGCGCTCCATCTTCTCGACATCAACTCGGACTGGCTCATGCTGTATCCGGGAGAGAACCGCTTTTACTACACAATCAATGTTGGTGGAGGCGCCAAGGTGTCTCTTTCTCGTGATATTCTCTACCAGGGGGTATAGTGTATCTAGCCGTTCTCGACAAGGGGCTCAACCTGGCGTACGTCATCGACGATTACAAGTCGGTTATCTGGACGGAGCGCTACAACAAGTACGGCGACTTCGAACTGGTGGTTCCGGGCACATACGAGAACTACGAGAAGTTCCGCCTCGATACGTATCTGTTCACTCCCGAGTCGCAGAAGCTCATGATCATCGAGCAGCTCGAGTGGACGGAGGAGTATAACAAGGCCAGCGAGATCAAGATCACAGGACGATCCCTGGAGTCCATTCTCGATCGACGTATCGTGGGACCAATTCGTTCCAGCGATGATCCTTGGTTCTACTACGTCAGGGGTTTTAACGACTTCGGAGACAACATCATCACCTCTCTGGTTGCGGACGCCTTCGCGTTTCGAAAGCCAACACTCCCGCGTCACGTAGGCGCGTTACGGTGGATGGCGAACCCAAAGGATCTCCCTAAAGAGGTTCTGCTCGGTCGGGACGGGGCGGAGATGAAGCTGCCCCAGCGCCGTTTCTCCACGGTTGCCGAGCAGCACAGCAAACCCGCCGGACCCGGATCCGATCTGAGGCTCAGCCAGTACTCGATCGATCTCTCGTCAACGCTTGAGGGCAGTCTGTACGAGATCGTAACCACTATTCTCGGGTACTACGGCGGCGGATTCGCGATCGATCTGGAGATCGGCAATCCGTTCCGCTGGTGGGGCTACGTGTACAAAGGGCTCGACCGGACTCGCGAGCAGACCAGACGCTCGCCAGTCATATTCTCACCCAAGATGGATAACCTGTCCAAGTCGGTCTACGTCGAGTCCGTGGCAGACTACAAGTCGGTAATCTACTCCGGTCTCGTGAGCAGCCAGAGCGTTGGCGAAGCGCACGAGTACGGCGACACAAAGCCGAAGACCCAGTTGGCGAACACATCCCAGACCATCGGTCTATCCGGTTTGGAGCGCAGAGAGGGTTATCTCAAGAACATCCAGATCAACGAGATGACCGGCGTTCGATCCGACCGGAACGGGTCAAAATACTCGGTTCTGGGCGAGCAGACGATGTCGAAGGAGCAGGTTCTCCAGAAGATCGAGGATGCCTGTAATGACGAGCTCTACAAGCACGGCAAGAAGACAGTGTACACCGGCGAAGCGGACATGACTACCATGTATCGTTATGGCGAGGACTTCTTCATGGGAGACCTGGTGCAGCTGGAGAACGGACACGGTCTTTCGGAGAAGGCGATTCTCACCGAGTACACTCGCTCCTCCTCCGAGTCCGAGGGCGACAAGTTCTATCCGACATTCACCAAGCCCGACGAGTCATCGGCCTGGCACCACTGAGGAGGGGGAATGGCACTTACCTCGGGTTTCTACCCGTCCAAGGACGGGGATCGAAAATACTCCGCGCTCGACTTCGGGCGAATGTTCGACGGTCTTATCCACGACGGCATCTACGCGACTGCTCTGAACGGATTTCGTCCGCGAATGAAGGACGCGACCAGTCTGACTATTCAGGTAGACAGCGGTCGTGCGTGGTTCAACCACACGTGGGTCGTCAATGACGCCATTATCGAGATCGACGGTTCCCCGGCGCACCCGACATTCCCTCGCTGGGACGCGCTTGTGCTTACGGTGGACCGGTCGGACGACCAGCGTTCGGCATATCTCGAGATCGTCAACGGGACGCCGAAGGATGGCGCGACTCGTCCAGATGTCACTAGCACGAACAACGAGATCAAGTCGCGCTACCCGCTCTTCTACCTGTTCATGGACAGCAAGTACAAGGCCGGAACAGCCCCCAAGCAGGTGAGCGACAACCGCGGGCAGTCAAACTGTCCGTTCGTCACGGGGATCGTCGACCACCTTGACGGCGACACCCTGTTCAAGCGCTGGGACGACTCGTTCCAGGAGTGGGTGAAGAACTACAGCGCCGAGGTCAAGACCGACCTTGATGAGTGGAAGGCCGAGCGACTGGCCGACTACAACACCTGGAAAGACACCTTGATCAACACGATGAATGGTGACACCAACAAGAAGGTCGTCAACGAGATCGCGGCGATCAAGTCCCAGCTCCAGGGGATGACCGCGGGTTTTAGGATCTACCAGGACATAGTATGGTCCAACGGGCAGGTTCTGGTAGACCGTACTACGCCCGTTCAAGGAAAACTCGTCTACGAGCTGAAAGTGTGATTCATGCGCATTAGTGATCTCCCCATTGTCCGCTATAACGAAGGTAGCGACTACGTCATTCTCGATAATCCGGGTAAGAGCACGACGAAGCGCATTTCCTGCACGGATCTTCGCTTCTCGATCTTCTCGGACTTCAACTTCATCCACAACCAGATTGTCCGCGGGAACTCTTTGGGCAACGAGTTCAGACAGGACCACAAGGACGCTATTCGGTCCGGATCATTCCAGGACATGTGGTTGGGCGACTACTGGCTGTACAACAACGTCCGGTGGATGATCGTAGACTTCAACTACTTCAGGGGTACGGAAGAGGGCGTCAAGAACCACATCGTCGTCATGCCCGACCGAAGCCTTAGCGCCACCTTCGCCACAAAGGCCGAGGACCCGTTGAAGAACTACTGCGACTCCCTGATGTATGATGCGGCGTCCAAGCTCAAGCCGCAGTTCGCGGCGCTGTTCGGCGACGAGTACATCATGGGGCACAAGGACGTTCTGGCGAACACCTACGCCGGAAGCACGACCTTTCCGTACACCTCAGACGATGTTCTCATTCGCGGGGGCATCTACTCCACGATCCCAGATGAGGTCATGATGTTCGGAGCCAGGCTCATGGCGCCCGTTCAGGCGGGGCGCAACGCGGCCGGGCATATCACAGGAAAGCAGTTCTCCTACTACCGGCAGGGTATGGGTATTCCGAACCCCCACCAGATCTTCTGGCTGCGGGACAAGTGCTGGTACAACTACTTCACCTGCTGGGCGGACTACCGGCTGACCAACCGTATCTGGAACACCACCGCTGGTCTTCGCCCCTTTGTCTGTATCTCAGGAGATGCTAACTGATGTCGCACACCCTGGAACTGACGATCACTATCGTGGTATCGGTACTGGGGTCTTCGGGTTTGTGGGCATTTCTTCAGTCCCGAAGAGAGCAGAAGGATGCGCGTTCGCAGCTTCTTGTGGGACTGGCGCATATTCAGCTTGTCGCCATCGCTGAGGGATACCTGGCTCGGGGATGGCTCACTCACTCTGAGTATGATGACCTTCGCATATATCTGTATGACCCCTACAAAGCTCTGGGAGGCAACGGCTCGGCCCAGAGGCTCATGCATGAGCTGACTCTACTGCCGTCTCACAAGGAGAAGGACGCACATGAGTAACCGTACCTACGACGCCCTGAAGTTCGTCGCACAGGTGGTTCTTCCTGCACTGGCCACGCTATACACGGCACTGGCTGCTGCATGGGGGTTCTCGCACGTCGAGGCGATCGTCGGCACCATCACGGCCATCGATCTCTTCCTCGGCTCTCTTCTGGGTATTACATCCCGGAACTACAGCCCTCCAGTTGACGGTACGCTTCTGATCGATCACAAGAACAAGGAGGCGTACGCCGCCCTCGAACGTCCTGCTGCCGACCTGGCCAAGACTGCCGTGCTCAAGGTCGAGACCCCTAACGACTGACGCGGACAGAACAGGGACTATAATGAGAACCATCTCAGAAAGGAACACCATGTCTGAAGACCAGCCCAATGTCGACGACCTTCTTAAGGACGCATACGCATATGCGTATGGCATGGATCCCGATTCGGACGCTTATCAGGCTTCCCTGAACAGCATCGTCAAGCTGGAAGCCATCAAGGACACCTCCTTGCAGACCCAGGCCGCTATTGCGCGCCAGGAAACGCAGGATCGTGCTTGGTGGCGTCCCAGCGGCGATGGCATGCTGGGAGCTGCGGCATCCGTAGTCGGAATTCTTGTCATCGTGAATGCTGAGCGTCTCTACCCGGTCGCATCTAAGGCGCTTGGTATGGCGACTAGAATCCGTCTCTGACCCCTCTGCCTATAGCCCCGTCTCTGTCATATTCGACAAGGACGGGGCTATAGGTTCTCGCAACTCGGACTATAAAAATTTCCCGGGTGGGTTTTCGAGATCGCAATTTATACTAATGCTATAATGAGAACCATCTCAGAAAGGAAAGAAAAATGCTCGCTATTATCGTGTTTCTCTCGCTTGCACTTCTTATCAACTCCATCTTCATGCTCTGCGTCATCATTTACGGTGCCCACATGAAGGAGGAGAACGAGAAGCTGAAGCGAGAGCTCAGATTCGACCGCAGTGTTGAAGCTCTTCTCTCTGACCTGAGTAAGAAGTAACTCTAACACCATA